CCACTATAGCGGTAAAGTAGTTCCAAATAGTAATTTGCACTTTGGTTGCTTTTTAGATGATAAATTACATGGAGTTATGCAATATGGTAGTCCTTTTATGAAAACAAAAGTTTTGCCTTTAGTTGAACCACAAAATTGGAACGGAATGTTAGAACTTAACAGAATGGCTTTTGATGATTATTTACCTAAGTATTCAGAAAGTAGATGTATTGCAATTAGTATTAAGTTGATTAAGAAAAATGCTCCACAAATAAAATGGCTTTTATCTTTTGCAGATGGTACTCAATGCGGAGATGGCACAATTTACAGAGCAAGTGGTTTTGTATTGACTTCGGTAAAAGAAAACAGTAGTATTATAAAACTTTCAAACGGAGATATTGTAGCTTCAATGACTTACACTAAAGGTAAAAATATATTAAGTCAAGGAGGTAGAGCGGGAATACCAAAAGATGCAGAAAAATTAAATGGTAATATGTTTAGGTATATTTACCTAATAGATAAAACTTGTAAAATAACAGTCCCTATTTTACCATTTAGCAAAATAGATGAAATGGGTGCAGGAATGTATAAAGGCGAAAAAATAACATTAGCAGAAAGAAAAGAATAATTATAAGCGTGGTTAGCATAGAAGCAATGCGTTTGGCATTCCAGCCAAAAGAAGGAGGGCAGTACTACTACCACGCTCAAAATATTAAGTAATGGCATACGATAGAGTTAAAATATTCGAACAAGCAAAGGAAGTGATAGTAAAACATAAACTCTTTTTTATAGAGGATATTGTTTCATTTTTGCCTTGTGCTAAACCTACTTTTTACGATTTTTTCCCTCCCGAAAGTAACGAACTGAACGAGCTAAAAGAATTGTTAGAAACAAATCGAGTATCTTTAAAAGTTTCAATGCGTTCTAAATGGTACACAAGTAACGCACCAGCATTACAAATGGCTTTGATGAAATTGATTGCAACCCCTGAGGAATTAAGAAAGTTGTCGATGCAATTTGTTGAAAGTGAAAACACTAATAATACTACAATAATAAATTTAGGCAATGGAACTCCTCCAAAAACAGAATGACGCTGTTTATTATTTAAAAGATAATACTACTAAAGAGGTACTTTATGGAGGCGCTGCAGGTGGAGGAAAATCAGCATTAGGAGTATTATGGTTAATTGAACAATCTCAAAACTATCCCGGCACACGTTGGTTGATGGGTAGGGCAAAGCTAAAAACATTAAAAGAAACAACCTTAAACACTTTCTTTGATTTAGCATCGCAATTAAAAATAACAGACCAATTTAATTTTAACGGTCAAAACGGTGTTATTTATTGGAAAAATGGGAGTGAAATACTTTTAAAAGATTTATATTCTTATCCAGCAGACCCAAACTTTGACAGCTTAGGATCACTTGAAATAACAGGGGCTTTTGTTGATGAGTGCAATCAAATAAGCTATAAAGCGTGGCAAATAGTTACTTCTAGGATAAGATATAAACTAAATGAATATAATCTTATTCCAAAGATATTAGGCAGTTGTAATCCTGCAAAGAATTGGACTTACTCAAAGTTTTATATTCCTAACTCAAATGGAACTATTGGAAACACTAAAAAGTTTATTCAATCATTACCAACTGACAATCCCAATTTACCAAAATCATATTTAGAAAGTTTATTAGCACTTGATGAAAATAGTAAACAAAGGCTTTATTATGGGAATTGGGAATATGATAATGATCCAAGTAAACTTATTGACTACGATAAAATAAATAACTGTTTTACAAATGAATTTATTGAAGATGGAGAAATGTATATTAGTGCCGATATTGCTCGATATGGTAGTGATAAGATGGTTATTTGTGTTTGGAGCGGATTTAGAGTTGTAGAGATATTCTCTTTGGCTAAAAGTTCAGTTACTGAAACAGCGGAGGCAATACGCGGATTAGCTACAAAATGGAAAGTGCCAAATAGCAATATCATTGCGGATGAGGATGGCGTAGGTGGTGGAGTGATTGATATTCTTAAATGCAAAGGTTTTGTAAATAATTCACGTGCATTAAAAGAAGAAAATGTTATAGTTGAGTATCAAAATCTTAAAACGCAATGCTATTATAAATTGGCTGATAAAATACAAAACAACGGTATTTATATTTATTGCTCGGATGGAACGGTGCAAGACGACATAATAAAAGAATTAGAACAAGTCAAAAGAGACAAGATTGATAATGATGGAAAACTAAGAATGGTACCTAAAGAAAAGGTAAAAGAATTTATAGGAAGGTCACCAGATTATTCAGATGCTTTAGCTTTTAGAATGTATTTTGAATTGTCTCCTAAGTTTTTTACATTCTAATTTATAATTATTATAAATAAAAACTATATCTTTGAAAACAAATATTATACAATAATGGCAAAAAGTAGACTTTCTTTAGCTTGGGATATGCTTACAAATCCTAATAAAAACCTTTTTAACGAAAGCATTTATAAAATGGTTGGAGGTTTGACAATGACTTATAACCGTGATTTAGAAACATTATTAGTTAAAGGTTATGGAGAAAATCCAGACGTTAACGCAATCGTAAATCAACAGGCTTCTAAGACTACAAGTGTGCCTTATTGCGTTAAGAAAATAGAAGATGAAGAGGCGTATAAAAAAATAAAATCCTTTCCAAATAACATCTCTTTTCAACAAAAGCAAATAATCAATAAGCTAAAAAGAAAAGCGTACGAAAGTGATACAGAAATGCCAATGCCTTTGTTAAGACCTAATGTCAATCAAAGTTGGAACGATATATTTTTCTTGTACAAACTTTATTTGAAGGTATGCGGTAATGTTTATCTTTATAAACAAACAGTTTTGGAAGGCGCGAACGCTGGTAAACCATTACAATTATATATACTTCCATCTCATTGGATGCAAATAGTTTTAAAATCAACAGCTAATGTTTTAGGTATTGAAAACCCAATTGATTATTATATCATGGAGCAAGGTAATCAATTTGTAAGATTTGAATCTGATAGCATAATTCATATAAAACGTGCAAATCCTTTTTATAATCAAAACGGTTCACATCTTTATGGTTTTAGCGAATTAATGGCGGCTATTAGAAATATAAACAGTTCTAATAATGCTATTGATAACAATACAAAAACAATGCAAAACAGCGGAGTTTATGGCTTCATTCATTCGGGCGATGGAGCAACTCCTTTAACCGCTGAACAAGGGCAATCCTTAAAAGACCGTTTAGTTGAAATGGATAATAATAACGAAAGGCTTTCAAACATTGCGGGCGCTAGTGGTAAATTAGGTTTTACTAGAATTTCATTAACAACCGACGAATTAAAGCCGTTTGATTATTTAAGCTACGACCGTAGAACTTTGGCAAATTCATTGAATTGGAATGTAGATTTATTGAACGAAGAACGAGACGGTGCAGGATTTGGAGTTGATACCATGAATGAAGCGCGTAAAAGAGTTATAACTGATAATATAAAACCCGATTTGGATTTATTGGCTGAGTACTTAAATTTGGAGTTTATACAAAAGTTTAAAGGTTATGAGAATGCAGTTATTGAATGGGATATTTCAGAATTGCCCGAAATGCAAACAGATATGGAAACAATGTCAAAGTGGATTAACTCAGTTCCTTTGACTTTAAACGAAAGACGTGAGGTATTCAACTATGAAGAAATAGACGATGAAATGATGAATGAAGTTTATATTCCAAATGGAATTATAAACATTAACGACCCTAGTCTAAACGATATGCAAGGAAATGGACAAGCTACGATATAGACAAGAAGTACAAACCTATCGAATTGTAAGGCGTAATATCTTAAAGATAGTTAATGCTATTCCTTTTAATAATATGGCTAAATTAACGTTTCAATCTTTGATTTATAGCAATGTTACAGAAACGCAAATAAAGGAAATGTATAAAGAAATTTACACTACTTTAATAAAGCCACAATATAAAAGAAGTTTAGTAAAAGCTGAGATAGATTTTGAAATGATTATTAATCAGTGGTTAAATAGTAATGCAGGATTAAGGATTGTTTCAGTACATTCAACATTAATAGAAAGTATTATAAAAGTAATTCAACAAGGGTATAATGATAATATAAGCGTTGCAGATATAACACGAAATTTACAAAATAAGTTTGGTTGGTATAAAACACAAGCGTTGAGAATTGCACGAACTGAAACAACTACCGCCACAAATTACGCTACTGTTTTAGCTGCTCAAAATTCAGATTATCAATTAGAGAAAACTTGGATAAGCGTACAAGATAATAGAACTAGAAGACCGCCACATTCAATATATGACCATTTAGATATGAACGGTGTTAAAGTAGATGCTTTACAACCTTTTTTTACAAGTGGTGAAGAGATAGACTATCCGGGTGACCCAAACGCGAAAGCTGGAAACGTTATAAATTGCCGTTGTAAAGTAGTGTTTACGATTAAAGAAGATGAATACGGATTACCAATACGAAAAATAAAATAAAGTTTATTTAGACTAATTAAAAATAATTAATATATTTGTATTATGATTGGTATTTATAAAATAACGTCTCCGAGTAAAAAAATATATATCGGTCAAAGTATTGATATTGAAAAACGATTTTCTAGTTATTTAAAACTGGCTAATAGAAATAAAAGTCAAGTAAAATTACATCGTTCATTTTTAAAATATGGAGTTGAAAATCATAAATTTGAAATAATTTACGAATGTGAAATATCTGAACTAAACGAAAAGGAAAGGTATTATCAAGAGTTTTTTAATTGTTTAAATAACGGATTAAATTGTAGGTTAACTACTGTTTTAGATAAAAGTGGTTCTTTTTCAGATGAGTCTAAATTGAAAATGAGTATATCAGGTAAAAGTAAAATATTTACAAAAGAACATAAAGAAAATATTAGCAAATCAAATACCAGACCTATGTTAGGTAAAAAACATTCTAAAGAAACAATAGAATTAATGAGTGCTAATAGAAAAGGATTTGCAAGTAGGAAAGGAGCTGTTTTGTCAGATGAAACAAAAAATAAAATGTCATTAAAAGCGACTGGTAGAAAAGCAAGTGAGGAAACAAAACTAAAAATGTCTATAACTAGAAAAGCAATAGCTTTAAAGAATAAACTAGAAAAAAATAATTAATATGGAAAATTTAGGATTTAAACAAATTTCTATTGACTTAAAAGATTTAGACAATAAAAAAGGAATAATTGTAGCATACGCAAATACTTATAACTTTAAGGATAGTGATGGCGATGTTTCAGCTTATGGAAGTTTTAACAAAAGCGTTAGCGAAAACTTTAAACGCATTCGAGTTTTAAAAGACCACAATCCAACTATTATGGTTGGAGTTCCTTTAGTAATAGACACTAAAGATACTTATGGATTGCTTACTACAACTCAATTTAATATGAATAAAACAGCCGCAAGGGATTTATTCGAAGATGTTAAATTAATGCATGAAAGCGGTTTAAATGCTGAGTTGTCTATTGGTTATAAAGTAATGCAAAGAGATACGAAAAACAAAAGTATCATTAACGAATATAAGTTAATGGAATACTCTTTTTTATCTAGTTGGGCGGCTAATGAATTAGCAACAGTGCAAAACATAAAATCTATAAAATCGCATTACGGATTAATGGAATTAATACAAAAATCATATAATTTGGATTATTCAGATGAACGTTTAAGACAAATTGAAACATTATTAAAAGCACTTGATAAAGAGCCGTCAGAAGATGACACTCCAGAAGATGAGCCGCTTTATTTAGAAACTTTAAAATTATTTACAAACTCTTTAATCCTTAAATAAAATGGACGAGAAATTATTAGCCGAATTGGCAAACATTAAAAGCGGTTTAGAAACTAAAACTGCAACAGAAGTAAAAAGCGCACTAGATGCTTTCGAAACTAAACTTTCTGCAACAAACAAAAATCAGTTTGAAACTGAATTAAAAGCTGCAACCGATGCACTAGCATTGAAATTTGCTACTGATTTAAAAGTAGTGCAGGACCATGCAGATAAATTGGATGTGAAACTTCAAGAAAAAGGCGCTTTAACTAAAAATGAAGATACTTTGGTAAAATCTATTACTGAAAACTTCAAAGGTATTTCAGAAGTTAGAAAAGGAAACGCATTCCAAACTAAAGCTGTTGGAGATATGACATTGGGAGTTAATCTTTCAGGTGACCAATCTAGAGATTATAACTTTAACGTTGTAACTATACCAGGACAAGCGGTAAACGTTTCTGATTTAGTTGGAAGTGTAAACATCTCAGGAGGTACTTATACTTTCCCTGTTGAAGGTGCTGGAGAAGGCGCAATCGCTACGCAAACAGAAGGTTCTTCTAAAGCGCAAAGAGATTATGACTTCACAATGGTTGACGTAAACACTGACTTTATTGCAGGTTTTACACGTTACTCTAAAAAAATGGCAAACAACCTACCATTTTTAACAAGCTTTATTCCTAATGCTTTGAGACGTGATTATGCAAAAGCTGAGAACGCTGCCTTTAATACGGTATTAGCTAATGCTGCAACTGCATCAACTGAAATCATTACGGGTCAAAATAAAATAGAAATGTTGATTGCTGAAATCGCAAAACAACAAAACATTAACTACCTAGTTAACGGTATCGTTGTGAGACCTTCTGATTATTGGGACATTTTGATTACTGAAAAATCAACAGGTGCAGGATACGGATTGCCAGGTGTTGTAACTTTTGAAGGTGGGCAATTAAGAATTAACGGTATTCCAATTTACCAAGCTACTTGGGTAACTGCA